GAGTGGACTGGATTCCATTATTCATCTTACGATAACCCTTTAATCCCTGCAAAAGAAATTGAAGCTGCTAAACTATCTATGTCCAGCTTTGCTTTTCGCCAAGAGTTTATGGCTTCATTTGAAGCGGCAAGCAGAGATATATTCAAAGAAGACTGGATAAAAGTAGATGAAGAAGAACCTCGTGATGGTCGTTATTTTATGGCAGTTGACTTGGCTGGCTTTATTAATGTCGATAAAGAGGCAGGCAACAAAAATAGTAAACTTGACGAAACCGCTATTGCAATTGTTAAAGTCCATGAAAATGGATGGTGGGTAGCAGACATTAAGCATGGTCGTTGGGACATTAAAGAGACTTGTGAACAAATTATTAAAGCAGTGGTAGAATATGAACCAGTTGCTGTAGGAATAGAAAAAGGTAGTTTAAAGAATGCAGCACTTCCCTACCTTATGGACTTAATGAGAAAGTACAATCACTATTTTAGAATAGATGATGTCACTCATGGAAATCAAAAGAAAACTGATCGTATTGTATGGGCACTGCAAGGTAGATTTGAACATGGGAAAGTAACACTTAACATGGGAGAATGGAACAATGAGTTTATCGATCAGCTTGTTAATTTTCCTAATCATTTGCTTCATGATGACTTGGTGGATGCTTTAGCTTATATTGACCAAATTCAGATTGTAGAGTATTTCCAAGATTATGAAGATGAAGAGTTTGAAGTTATCGATGTTGTATCAGGCTATTAAAAGGAAAAATAAATGGCACAAAATAAATTAGTTGATTGGGTATTGGAATATGTCGAAGAATGGAGACTCCATCGAGACACTAATTATCTTACAGACTGGAAAGAGTATGAAAGACTTTGGAGAGGTGAATGGGCTGCTGAAGACCGTTTAAGAGATTCAGAAAGAAGTCGCATTACATCACCAGCTCTTCAACAAGCCATTGAAAACCATACAGCCGATATAGAAGAAGCAGTGTTTGGTCAAGGAGACCACCTCTTCGATATTGAAGATGACATGATGGATACTGATCCTAGAGATGTTGACTACCTTAAAGCTTACATGAAAGAATGCTTTAAGAAGAATAAACTCCGTAAAGCAGTGGGTGATGTTACACTATTAGCATCTATCTATGGTACTGGTATTGGTGAACTTGTTCTAAAGAAAGTAAAAGAACTAGTCCCTGCTACTCGTAACATGGAGAATGTAGATGCAATGGCAATTGGTGTAGAAGAAAAAGAAAAAGTCACTGTTACACTCAAACCTATTTCCCCACAAAACTTCCTTATTGATCCAACAGCAACTTCTATTGATGATGCTTTAGGTGTAGCTATTGAAGAATTTGTATCTGCTCACAAAGTAGCAGAAGGTGTGGTAGCTGGTGTCTATAAAGATACAGGCTTAGGTGACGATGCTACTTCTAATAAAGATTTAGAAGCTTCTTGGATTGACACAGAATACAAAGACGACAAAGTTAAACTTATTCGCTACTATGGTTTAGTACCTGCTAAACTTTTAGACAGTGCAGGTGAAGATGAAGTTGAAGAACTCTTTGGTGATAAAGAACCTTCAGAACTTGTAGAAGAGTATGGTGATTTAGTAGAAGCTATCATTGTCATTGGTAATGATGAATACCTACTCAAAGCAGAACGCAGCCCTTACATGATGCAAGATCGTCCTGTAATTGCTTACCAAGATGATACAGTGCCAAATAGATTTTGGGGTCGTGGTGTTGCAGAGAAGGGCTACAATATGCAAAAAGCTATTGATGCTCAACTCCGTAGCCATCTTGACTCACTAGCTCTTACAACTGTACCTATGATGGGTATGGATGCTACAAGACTTCCTCGTGGTTCTAAGTTTGAAGTAAGACCTGGTAAAACTATTTTAACGAATGGTAATCCTAATGAAATCTTAGCACCATTTAAGTTTGGTCAAACAGATGGTGGAAACATTCAGACTGCACAAGCATTTGAACAAATGCTTTTACAAGCTACAGGTACATTAGACTCAGCTGCTATGCAAACACAACCAGCAGGTGCAGAACTATCTGTAACTCTTTCTAGCATCCTCAAGAAAAACAAACGCACTCTTGTAAACTTCCAAGATCAATTCCTCATTCCATTTATTGAGAAAGCAGCTTGGAGATTTATGCAGTTTGATCCTGAAAACTTCCCAGTAAAAGATTGGAAATTTATTCCTTCTTCAACACTCGGTATGTTAGCAAGAGAAGTAGAACAATTACAATTTATTAATCTCCTTAAAACATTAGGTAGTGACAATCCAATTACACCAATCTTAATTCAAGGTGTTATTAAAAATTCAAGTCTTCCTAATAAGAATGAGTTATTACAACAAATGGCTCAAGCTATGCAACCTAACCCTGAGCAACAACAAATGCAAATGATGGCTACACAGCTACAAATGCAAGATGCACAGGCTAAAGTTGAGAAAACTATGTCAGAAGTACAAGTTAATAAGACTACAGCTGCTAAGAATCTTGTGGATATTCAAACTAAACCACAAGAAACTCAAGCTAAATTGATGACTGCTATCTCTACAAACCTACCAAATGAAGACGATAAAATCGCTGCAGAGTTTGATAGAAGAGTAAAAATAGCTGAATTAATGCTAAAAGAGGCTGATATGGATCAAAATCTTGAAATTGTCAATAAACAAATGCAAGCAAGCAATAAACCCTTGACAAACGAATAATTATATGATATAATTGTTATATAAACTACTATTATAACCTATTTTTATTAAAAAGGCAATAGATGGATCGAGAATTACAAGATTATTATGAAGCTAGATTTAGCACTATGGCTACAAAAGGTTGGGAAGACTTCATAGAAGATGTTCAAAACCTTTATGATACATACAATAACATACACAGTGCCGAGTCGTTTGAGGAATTTCACAAACGAAAAGGTCAATTAGATATTCTCAATTGGGTCTTAACGCTTAAAGAAGCGTCTGAGCAAACCTACGAGGAGTTAAAAAATGAAGAAGTTGTTTGAGTTCCACTGCTCTACTTGTGATAATCACTTTGAAGAGTTGACGGAATACACACAAAGTCTTCCTTGCCCTAAATGCAACTCTAACGCTGATAAAATTATTAGCACACCTAGAGTTAAATTAGAGGGTTGGTCAGGAAGCTTTCCAGGTGCAGCCGCTGCCTGGGATAAAAAGCGTAAACAACAGCTGGCTAAAGAACGCAAGCAGAATGCCGCTTGAGTCCTTTCCTACAATGCTAACCGCACAGGAGAAATAATATGGCAGGATTTATAGATGATGTTTTAGTAAATGATTTGGAGGCTTCTAGTCTCAACGAGATGGCGAAAACTGACAAGTTGGAACCTAAAGTCGAAGAGAAAGTAGAAACTAAACCAGTTGAAGATGATGTCCCTGAAAAGTATCGTGGTAAATCACTAAAAGACATTGTAAGTATGCACCAAGAAGCTGAAAAGCTCATTGGTCGTCAAGGCAGTGAAGTAGGTGAACTACGAAAAGTAGTGGATGACTTTATTAAAACACAAACAGCTAAAGAATCCAAGAACGAAGAAGCATCAGAAAGTGATGATGAGTTTTTTGTTGAACCTAAAAACGCTGTAAAGAAGGCAATTGATAATCACCCTGCAATTAAACAAGCTCAAGAAGCTGCTTTGCTCATGAAAAGAGAGCAAACACTTTCACAAATTAAGAGTGAGTTTCCTAATGTAGAAGAAATTGTTAGTGCACCTGACTTTGCAGACTGGATTAAGAGTTCAAAAGTCCGTACAGAACTATTTGCTAGAGCAGAAACACAATATGATTATGATTCTGCTAAAGAACTTATTGCTACATGGATTGAAAAACAAAACATCACTAAAAAAGTAGCAGAAACATCCAAAATTGACCGAGATCAGCAATTAAAAGCTGCAGATGTTGGCAGTCAAGGAGCTACTGAATCTGTTGCTAAGAAGAAATATCGTCGTAGCGATATTATTAAACTTATGCAAACCGATCCTGATCGTTATGACGCTATGTCTGAAGAGATTATGGCAGCTTATCGAGAGAATCGTGTAATTTAACATTTTAAAAAAGGATTTATATCATGGCTTTAGGCTCAGATCACGTTACCATTACCACAGCAGCAACCTTTATTCCAGAAATTTGGAGTGACGAGATTGTTGCTGCGTACAAGAAAAACTTAGTTGCAGCAAACTTATTCAAAAAGATGTCATTCGTTGGTAAGAAAGGTGACACTGTTCACATTCCTTCACCTACTCGTGGCACTGCAGCAATTAAAGCAGCAAATGCACAAGTTACTCTTCAAGCAGCAACTGAAGGTGACATCGCTGTATCAATTGACAAACACTATGAGTATTCACGCTTAATCGAAGACATCGTAGAAGCACAAGCTCTATCATCACTCCGTCGTTTCTACACAGACGATGCTGGTTATGCTTTAGCTAAACAAGTTGACACATCATTAATCCAATTAGGTCGTACATTCAATGGCGGTTCAGGTGTAACATACAGCGGTGCTTACATTGGTGGTGACGGTACTACTGCTTATAACTCAGGTACTCCTAATGCTTCTGCATTAACATCTGCTGGTATTCGTAGAACTGTACAACGCTTAGACGATGCTGATGTTCCTATGGAAGGTCGTTTCTTCTTGATTCCTCCTTCAGCAAGAAACACATTAATGGGTATTAGTGAGTACACAGCTCAATCCTTCGTTGGTGAAGTTGGTGCTGGTAACACAATCCGTAATGGTGAAATTGGTTCATTATATGGTATTCCAGTATTTGTTTCTTCAAATGCTGATACTGCAACTGGTGCTGCTCGTATTGCCCTAATGGGTCATAAAGATGCAGCTGTGTTAGTTGAACAACAAGGTGTTCGTTCACAAACACAATACAAACAAGAATACCTCGGTACTCTATACACTGCAGATACACTCTACGGTGTTAAAGAGCTTCGTGATGGTGCTTGTATCGCTTTAGCAGTTCCTGCTTAATGCAACTTAGCCCTTCGCAAGAGGGGCTATTTTTATGTTTATTCAATGAGTGAACATAAAGATAACAAGGAGATCAAAATGCAAGTTAGAGAAAAAGCTACAGGTCAAGTTCTTTATGTTACTGCTGAAGAAGCAAAAACATATATGGCAAGTCAAGGTTGGGAAGTTGTGAAGGAAACTGCGAAGAAAGTTGTTAAAGAAGAAGTAGCAGATAAGCCAGAGACAATCAAAGAGAAGAAAAAAGGTATATTCAATAAACTCTTTAAGGATTAATTATGGCAATTTATAGAGGACCAGGTGGACCAGGTGATGCTACCACAGACGCATCTAGTGCTGGTACAGTAGCTACAACTGCAGCTGCTGCTGCCTTAGCAAGTCAAACTGCTGCCGCTGGTAGTGCTACCGCTGCTGCCGCAAGTGCTTCTGCTGCATCAGCAAGTTCAAGTGCTGCAACAAGTTCAGCATCAAGTGCATCAAGTTCTGCTTCTACAGCAACTACACAAGCAACTAATGCTTCTACTTCAGCATCTAATGCAGCTACTTCTGCAAGTAATGCAGCTACAAGTGAAACTAATGCTACAGCTTCAGCTCTATTAGCTAATGACTGGGCTACTAAAACTTCAGGTCCAGTAGCAGGTGGAGAATATTCAGCTAAATATCATGCAAGTGCTGCCTCAACATCAGCCTCTAATGCAAGCACATCTGCTTCAAATGCGTCAACCTCTGCATCAAATGCTTCGACATCCGCTTCCAATGCAAGTACTTCAGCTACAAATGCTGCAAATAGTGCAACAGCTGCCGCTGCTTCTTTTGATTCTTTTGATGATAGATATTTAGGTGCTAAAGCAAGTGCCCCTACCCTAGATAATGATGGTAATGCCTTATTAACTGGTGCTATCTATTGGAATACAACAACTAACGCTTTATTTATTTGGGATGGAGCTGCATGGAATGCTGCTGCGTTTACAGCATCAGGTTCTGTAACTTCTTTCAATACAAGAACAGGTGCAGTAACACTTTCATCAGCAGATGTAACTACAGCACTAGGCTTTACTCCAGGTGTTGGTACAGTAACATCAGTAGCTGCTTCTGTCCCTACAGGTTTAACAGTAACAGGTAGTCCAGTCACAGGTTCAGGTACTTTAGCTTTTAGTTATACTGCTGGGTATTCAATTCCAACAACTACAAAACAAAGTCAATGGGATACAGCTTACGGATGGGGGGATCATGCTTTAGCTGGTTATTTATCTTCAGCTACAGCTGCAACTACTTATCAACCTTTAGATGGTGATTTAACAGCGATTGCTGCTTTATCAGGTACATCAGGTTTATTACAAAAAACAGCTGCTAACACTTACACATTAGATACTAATAGTTATGTAGTTAGTGGTGGTGCATTAGGTACACCTTCTTCAGGCACATTAACCAATGCAACAGGACTTCCAATTTCTACTGGTGTTAGTGGATTAGGTACAAATGTTGCAACATTCTTAGCTACACCATCATCTGCTAATTTAGCATCTGCTTTAACAGATGAAACAGGAAGTGGATCGGCTGTATTTGCAACAAGTCCTACTTTAGTTACACCAATTCTTGGTACTCCAACCTCTGTTACTTTAACTAATGCAACTGGATTACCTCTTTCTACAGGTGTAACAGGTACACTATCAGTTTCTAATGGTGGATCTGGTGCAACAACACTTACAGGTGTTTTAAAAGGTAATGGCACATCAGCATTTACTGCAGCTTCGGCTGGTACAGACTATGCAGCACCAGGCACAGCAGCTACATTCACAGCATCACAACGTGGCACAGTCACTACTGACAATGATGGTTCATTTGATATGAACGTCACTAATAACTTCTCATGCACACCTTCAGGCACATTTGCTCTAACATTCACTAATATCACAGCAGGTCAATCAGGCTATGTTCTTTTAATTAATACTGGTGGTCATGCAGTTACAGCAGCAGCAACTACTAAAGTAAACACATCATTCTTAACTACAGTATCAGCAGCAGGCACATATTTATTATCATACTTTTCTAATGGTACTAATGTATATGTCACTACTGGTGGAGCAATGGCTTAATGGCTATTTTAAACAATAGTAATGCCATTTCTAGTGGTGGCTATGATATAAATAATTCTTTAAGATTTAGAGCTAGTGCATCTGCTTATTTAAATAGAACACCTGCAAGTACTGGTAATAGACAAACATTTACTTATAGTTTTTGGACTAAATTAGGTGGAGTAATATCAGCAGGTGGCGACTTTATTTCATCTAATAATGCTGCTGGTAGTGGTGATGCAATAGCACTTCAAAGTTCTAGTCGTATAGCAATTGCAGGAAGCGGAACTAATCTTTTAGTTACAACTCAATTATTAAGAGACCCTTCAGCTTGGTATCACATTGTTGTTGCTGTGGATACAACTCAAGCAACTTCAGCAAATAGAATTAAATTGTATATTAATGGAAACCAAGTTACTGCTTTTAATACAGCAAGCTATCCAGCACAAAACTATAATTTTACTTATTGGAATAGTAGTTCTTATGCTCAACTCATAGGTGGAGGATATTCATATCTTGACGGCTACATGACAGAAACTAACTTCATTGATGGCTCACAAAAAGCAGCTTCAGACTTTGGCGAAACAGATACAGACACAGGCTCATGGAAACCTAAAGCATACACAGGCACTTATGGCACTAATGGCTTCTACCTTAAATTCTCTGACATAGCTACTACATCAGGTTCTAATGCTGGTCTAGGTAAAGACTTCTCTGGTAATGCTAACTACTGGACAACTAATAACATATCTGTAACTGCTGGCACAACCTATGATGCTATGACAGACAGTCCTACGCTAACAAGTGCGACTGTGGCTAATTACTGTGTGTTGAACCCACTTAATTTAGCATCAAGCGGAGTAACATCAACTAATGCTAATTTATTGGCAACATCTACAGGTGCAGCATATAGGTCATTAACATCTACCATTGACTTACCTACAGGTTCTTGGTATTTTGAAATAACTGCTGGAGCTAGTTCTGCTGGTGATAATGTTATGGTAGGTATTCAGTCAGTTACTGAAAATTTACAGTCTAATTATGTTGGTTCTAGTGCAACTTCTTATGGATATGGTAGTGGTGGTAATAAGTATAATGCAGGGACAGGTGTAGCTTATGGTGCAACTTGGACTTCAGGTGATGTAATAGGTATAGCGTTTAATGGAAGCACATTAACATTTTACAAAAATAATACAAGTCAAGGCAATGCTTACACAGGACTATCAGGTAACTTTGTATTTGTAGTATCTGCATATAGTTCATCTGCATCAGTAAACTTCGGTCAAAGACCATTTAACTATTCAGCTCCAAGTGGTTTCTTACCTTTGAATACTTATAATTTAGCATAATGCACTTACATCATATTATACCTAAACATATGGGTGGAACAGATGACCCAGAGAATTTAGTAGAACTTACTGTAGAAGAACATGCAGAAGCTCATAAAAAGTTATATGAAGAACATGGTAATGAGTTTGACTTAATTGCCTATCGTGGTTTAAGTGGTCAAATAACAATGACAGAGGCTAAAAAATTAGCACAAATAGAAGGCAGAAAAAAAGGTGGCGATATTGCTAGAGCAAATAGAAATGCTACTGGTAACCACATTGGTAAATGGAGTAAAGAAACAGGACATGTTTATACAATAGCAACACCTGAAGGCATGAGAAAAGGTGGTTCTAAAGTAGGTCGTATGCTTGTTGAAACAGGTAAATGGAAAGAACTACAAAGTCTTGGTGGTAAAGTAGGTGGTAAAATAGCTAGCAAGATAACTAATAGCCAAAGATGGCAGTGCCTTGAATGCGGTAAAATAGATAGACCAGCTTCACTAGGATGGCACATGAAAAAACAACAACATGTAGGAAAGGTTAGATTAGATGTCAACAATAAGTAAAGGCAGTAATCATTTTGGTGTATTAACATATACAGGCGATGGTTCTGCAAGTAGAACAATTGTAGACACAAATGCAGTTTCCTTTCAACCTGACTTTGTTTGGGTAAAAGGTAGAAGTGGTGCTACAGACCATGCTCTATATGACGCTGTAAGAGGAACTACTAAAGACCTAGTATCTAACTCTACAGCAGCAGAAACAACACAGTCTACAGGTTTAACTGGCTTTGTTAATGGTGGTTTTACTGTAGGCAATTTAGCCAAGATGAATACAAGTGGTGCTACTTATGTGGCATGGTGTTGGAAAGCCAACGGAGCAGGCTCATCTAACACTTCAGGCTCTATTACATCTACTGTATCTGTAAACACAACTGCTGGGTTTAGTGTAGTGACATTTACTTCGCAAGCAAGCGGAACTGGAACAGTTGGACATGGTTTAGGCATAAAACCGTCTTTAATAATTACAAAACTTAGAACACTCTCGGCTAACTGGAGAAGCTACCACTCTAGCCTTGGTGCAACAAAAGATGTAAGGCTTAACCTAACTGACGCTGCACTTACAACAAACACTTCTTGGGCGGATACAGAACCAACATCCACAGTATTTACAGTTGGCTCTTCTTTTGCTGGGTCATATACTACTGTCGCTTATTGCTGGGCAGAAATAGCAGGTTACTCAAAATTTGGAAGTTACACAGGTAATGGTTCTGCTGATGGTCCGTTTATATATCTTGGCTTTAGACCTAAATTTATTATGGTAAAACGCAGTAGCACAACAGGTGATTGGTTTATTTTGGACACTTCTAGGGATTCGTTCAACGCTGAATTTAGATTTTTGTATCCTAATTTATCAAATGCAGAGGAAACAAGTTCAGTTGGTTTAGACGGAGTTTCTAATGGATTCAAAATTCGTAATACATTTGCAAATATTAATGCAAGTGGTTCTACATACATATACATGGCATTTGCAGAAAACCCATTTAAAAACGCTAACGCAAGATAAGGAAAAAATATGTTTTTATTAAACGGAAATAGATTACCAGAAGGCACATCCTTCTATGACGCTAATGGCACACAGTATCCTAGTGGCTGGCTTAATCAAGCTACAGAAGAACAGAAGTTAGCTATTGGTATCACATGGGTAATTGACCCTGTTCGTGCAGACGATAGATTCTACTGGAACGGTGATATTAATAACCCTAAAGTTCTTGAAGATAAACTTGAAGTTAAAGAAGATGGTACTCCACTCTATAAACAAGTCTATGATAAAGCTACAGAGTCTATGGTTGACACTACAGAACAAGTGGTTACTAAAGGACTTAAAAGTCAATTTGTAGCTCAAGTTAAACAAACTGCAGGGAGTTTGTTACAAACGACCGATTGGTATGTTATCCGTAAAGCTGAAAGAAATGTAGAAGTCCCTTCAGAAGTAGCTCTAAAACGCACACAAATCGTTGCAGAAGCAGATAGATTAGAAGTTGATATAAATGGTGCAACAACTGTAGAAGATCTTATTACAGTACTTAATAATCAAAATTGGAGTTAGTAATGGTTAAGACAGATGTAGAAGCAAGGCTAACAACACACGAAGAAGTTTGTGCCCTTCGTTATGAACAAATTAATGCTAGACTTAAAAGGTTAGAACAGATCCTTTTAGGTACAGCAGGCTTTGTTATTATATTTCTTTTAACTCAATTTGTAAATTTAGCTAAGTAAAATGCTATTAACTAAACAAAACTTGCGTAAGCTTTATGCTTGTTTTGTTAAACTACCACCCTTTAATTTATACCCAATGCCTGCACCTCATAAAGTGGGCTTTGGGGTGATGGATACAAAGGGAGAAGTGTTAGGGTACTTTCACACCTACCCTACAAGAATAGAAATAGATGTAGCTAATGATTCTTTTTTAAAAGTATCTGAGACCCTTATGCACGAAATGATCCATTGTATGCTATGGAATAGTGGACATACAGATTATGATAAGCACTCAGTTAAGTTTAAAAAACATTCTAAGATAGTTTGTGAAGAATATAACTTTAATCTAGAGGAATTTTAATGGACCCAATAACAATATTAGCAGCATTAGGACCTTTAGCTGTTGACTTAGGTAAATCCCTAATCAATAAGTTTATAGCCCCTGACCAATTTAAACCAGCTACTATTGAGCAATATACTCAAATGAAGTCTATTGACTTAGAGTTCTTTAAAGTGATGAATGAAGTTGGATCAGGTAATCCATCTTACCCTTGGGTAGAAGCCATAGTTAGATTGATGCGTCCTATCATAGGGCTTCTTGTGCTTTCTACATGGGTTATTATGCACCTTAATGGCACAGCAACAACAGAAGTAGATAACTTTGCTAGTGCTGTAGGATTCTACCTCTTCGGAGAAAGATCCTTATTACATATAAAGAAGAAATGAAACTAAGTCCTAATTTTAGCTTAGAAGAACTTACTTTTAGTCAGGTAGCAAGTAGAAGAGGATTAGATAATACTCCTCCTACTAAAGTAAAAGATAATTTAGAAAGACTTGCATTCTTTTTAGAGCAGGTTCGTAAACTCTTTAATAAACCTATTTTAATTAGTTCAGGATATAGATCGAGGGAAGTCAATGAATCAGTGGGTGGAAGTAAAACATCACAACATTGTGAAGGATGTGCAGTTGACTTTAATGTCAAAGGAATGTCTCCTGATGCAGTGGTTAGAGCCATTGTCGATAATGATGTGCCTTACGATCAAGTGATATTAGAATTTAATAGTTGGGTACATATATCTATTCCAACTGTTAAAGGCAGTACCCCTAGGAAACAAGCCTTAGTAATAGATAATAAAGGTAAAAGAAACTTTAACTAAAAGGAAAATATTATGCCAATGGTCGGAAAAATGAAGTTTGCTTACACAGAAAAAGGTAAAAAAGAAGCTAAGTCTTATGCTAAAAAAACAGGAAAGAAAATGATGGCTAAACCTGTTAAGAAAGCTGGAGCAAAGCGTGGCTACTAAACCAGGATTATACGCTAACATTAATGCTAAAAGAGCACGAATTAAAGCGGGTTCAGGTGAGAAGATGCGAAAGGTAGGGGCGAAGGGTGCTCCTACTGCTAAAGCATTTAAACAATCTGCAAAGACGGCTAAAAAGAAATGATTAAAAAAGGTAAAGAAACTTTTGCTGGTTATAATAAACCTAAGAAGACTCCTTCTCATCCTACAAAGAGTCATGCAGTATTGGCTAAAGAGGGTGACACAGAGAAACTTATACGCTTTGGACAAAAGGGTGTTAGTGGTGCAGGATCTGCCCCTAAGACAGCTGCTGATAAAGCAAGACAAAAGTCTTTCAAAGCAAGACACGCTAAGAATATAGCTAAAGGTAAGATGTCAGCTGCCTATTGGGCGGACAAGGTTAAATGGTAATAAAGTAGTTGACAAATAGCCATTCTTATGGTATAATTGTTGTATATATAGGAATATTATAATGACTTATTTAGAAATTGTCAATAAGGTTTTAAAAAGATTAAGGGAACCTACAGTAGCGTCTGTCACTGAGAATTCATACAGTACACTCATAGGTGAACTTGTCAATGTAGCTAAACGAGAAATCGAAGATGCTTGGGATTGGTCTGCTTTAAGAATTACTCTTACAGCAACGACTGCTCCTGACCTTTTTAACTACATCCTTGTTGGTGCTGGAACTCGTTTTAGAGTTATTAATGTCGTTAATGACACTGATAACATCTTTGTAAAACCTAGAGATAGTAGATGGTTTGAAACCAATCTTCTCATGGTTCCTGTACAAAAAGGTAGTCCATTATACTATAACTTTAATGGTGTTACAGAGTATGGTGATACACAAGTAGATTTATTCCCTGTACCTGATACAGCTTACACGCTTCGTTTTAATGTGGTTATGCCTCAAGATGAGCTCACTACAGATGCTGAGAAAGTAAAAATACCTTATACTCTTCTTGTTGAAGCTACTCTTGCTAGAGCAATTGCTGAACGAGGTGAGGATGGTGGTAATCAGGATCAAGAAATGCGTTACAGAAATATGTTAGCTGATTTAATTGCAATTGAAGCTGGAACAAGACCTGAAGAAACTACTTGGTATCCTAAATAATGGCTGGTACATTAAAGACTACTTCTATCCAAGCACCTGGATTTATGGGTTTAAACACCCAAGATTCAGCTGTTACGCTTGAAAGCGGTTATGCTTCTATTGCTACTAACTGTGTCATTGACAAGTATGGTAGATTAGGTGCAAGAAAAGGATGGGATATAGTTACTACAAACAATGGCACTCTTCTTGATACAGAAGCCATTGGTAGTATATTTGAATTTAAAGAGGTAGATGGTACTATTACTTATCTATCTGCTGGTGGTGGTAAACTATTTACAGGTACAGATACTTTAGTAGAACATATTCCTAAAGCTGCTGACCAAACAACGAATTCACCTATTAGTCCACCAGATGACAGGTTTCAGTTTGCGGCTCTCCCTGAAGGAAGTGGCATTACAGCTTCTTCTTATGGATTTGCAGCACAGATGGGTGTCCCATTTCTTGTATGGAGAAAAGCATCTCATGTAGGAGCATACATTTGGCAAAGAGTAGGGGATTATGGAACTAAACCTACAGGTGTTTCTACCTTTGACCCTGACTGTGTATTGTCAGCATTTGGTAGAATATGGACTGCAAGACTTACAAGTAATAAAGTTAATCTTTATTATAGTAGATTACTTGATGGAGCTCACTTTACTGGAACTGGTTCAGGACTTATTGATATTAGTTCTGTAGTAGGAAACAATGATGAGATTACTGCTTTAGCTTATCATAATAGTTACTTAATTATATTTTGTAAGAACCACATTGCTATTTACCAAGGTGCTAACGATCCTTCTACAATGACTTTAGCAGATGTTGTGGTGGGTGTAGGATGTGTTGCTAGAGATTCTGTACAAAGTACTGGTACTGACTTAATATTCTTATCTAAGAGTGGTGTAAGAAGCTTTAATAGAACAGTACAAGAAAACACAATGCCATTACGAGAACTCTCTTTAAATATTAGAGATGACTTAGTTGGCTACTTAACTGTAGAAACACTTAATAATATTAGAAGTGCATATTATGAAAAAGATGCTTTCTACTTATTAACATTCCCAGGTTCTAAGATTATAGTTTATTTTGACTTAAGACAAGTCTTACAAAATGGAGCTGCTAGAACAACATTATGGAGTAATAATGCAGGAACAAGTTTTACTGCGTTTTGTTCTACAGAAGATAGAGAACTTTTTATTGGTCTTCCAGGTAAAATTGTTAAATATAATGGCTATTTAGATGGAACAGATCCATATACAATGCAATATTTTACATCTAACTCTGACTTAGGAAGTGCCACAACAAATAAGATGTTAAAGAAAGCTTCTCTAGTTATTATAGGTAATGGAGATCAAGACTTTGTATTTAAGTATGGTTATGACTATACATTAAATCCTACAGCACAACCTATTAATAGAAGTTTGGGTTCAGCAATTTATTCTACATTTAATACTACTTATGAATATAATATAGCTAAATATTCTTCTATTGGTATTGGTGTTAATACAATTGCCGTACCTTTAGGTGGATCAGGTAAAGTAATACAATTTGGAGTTGAATCAGAGATTAATGATAATCCAGTGTCTATTCAAAAAATAGATGTTTATTTACAAACAGGGAAAATGATATAATGGCAAATTACACCAAAGCAACCAATTTCTTAGCAAAAGATTCTTTGGCTTCAGGAGATCCAGGTAAGATTATTAAAGGATCTGAATTTGATGTAGAGTTTAATGCTTTACAAACAGCAGTTAATAGTAAAGCAAATAGTATTTCTCCTGCTTTAACTGGTACTCCAACAGCTCCTACAGCATCTGCTGCAACTAACACTACACAAATAGCTACTACAGAGTTTGTAACTACAGCGATAACAGCTGGGGGTGCTCCTAGTGGTTTAATTGCTTTATGGTCAGGATCTATCGCTACAATTCCTGCTGGTTGGTTATTATGTAATGGTACAAGTGGTACTCCTGATTTAAGAAATAGATTTGTAGTAGGTGCTGGTTCTACTTATGCCGTAGCAGCAACTGGTGGTAGTGCAGATGCAATTGTGGTAAGCCATACTCATAGTGTAACTGATTCAGGACATACTCATACAGTTTCTGTTAATAATCAAAACGGTCAAAACGGAACTGTATCAGGTGGTGGTTCATTACCAGCAGTTGGCACTCAAACTCTTACAACTGCTAGTTCAGTAACAGGTATTTCTATTAATACAACAGGTTCTAGTGGTACAAATGCTAATTTACCACCATACTATGCTTTAGCATACATTATGAAGGCTTAATGCTTAAAGTAGAATACGCAAATTTGTTATATAGGATTTATGGAAGTCCTAAAGAAATTAAAAAGAAGTTCCTAGAAGAAGCTTTGACATGGGAATATTACCCTGTGTATAGAAACAATGATACAGTGGCTTTATTTGTAGTAAAAGGTAATAAAATACATTGTGGATGCCTTCCTGAATATAAAGGTAAGTGGTTTCCAATGAAGATGTATAAAAGACTAATTAAAAATATAGTCTTAAAATATGGAAGAGCTGAAACATCTACTTTTCCTGAAACAAAAGAGTTTGTAGAAAGACTTGGGTTTAAGGAAGTAAGTAGAACAAAAGATGTTATTAATTTTATAAAGACAGAGGTTTAATATGAGTTTTGTTTCAAAATTATTTGGTGGAGATAAACCTGATTATAGTAAGGCAGAATTTACCCCTTACTCTATTTCAGGTCCAGCAGGTGGTATTTCTTACCAAGGAAAAACTGGTACTATCTCTCTTTCACCTGAATTACAAGCCCTATATAATAAGTTTGTAAGTGGTGCTGAGACAGCTCTTCCTTCTACAGAACAAATGAGTTTTGCTGGTGATGTTTCTAAAATGGGTCAAGGACTCTTTGCTCGTGCTGGTGGTACAGATATTGATGCTAAGACTAGAGATTACTATAATAGAGTAATTGCTGGTATGGAACCACAAAGAGCTGAAGAAGAGTCTAGATTAGCTAACACTCTATTTACAACAGGTAGAACTGGTGCCGCTACTGGAGTAGCTGGTGGTGGATACATTAACCCTGAGCAATATTCTTTATTTAAAGCTAGAGAAGAAGCTAATAGAAATATTTATTTAGGTGCTGAAGATAGAGCAAGACAACAACAATTTGAAGATTTTGCTAAAGCTTTAGGTTTATATGGCACTGGACAAGAATTAAAGACTAGCCCTTATGCAACTTCAGCTAACATCTTAGGTTATGGTACAGGTTTATTTGGTGCTGTTAATCCTTACATTGCCCCATCTGTCCAATTAGGACAAGCTGGTGCTGAAGCTGGTGGTAGAATTGTGGGAGCACAACAACAAGGTTATGGACAAAATCTTGGTTTTTGGGGAAGTTTACTAGGAGGAGGTTAATCATGGCTAATGTTGTTAAAGGTTTATTTGGTGATATATTAGGACCTTCTCCTGAAGAAGTCCAACAAGGAATAGATACTAGGGATATTAGAGGCGGTCTTGGAAGAGTTCTCCTTACTAAAGGTGCAAGAGAACTAGGATCATTATTTGGTATTGAAGATCCTGCATTAAGTAAAGCTAAGAGGGTTAGACAAGCTCTTTCAGAAGCTCAAGGTC